AGCATATGGCTGAGTATCTTATTCTCTTCCTTAGTGCTTCGAAGCGAGACAGTTCTCAAAGAGTTCAATCGGTTCTGCTCAGCCGAAAACTCTTTACGTATCTTGGCTTGTTTCTTACTTAGGTCGAACGCACCCCCGTCGTCTTCTTCAACGTCTTTAAAGTCACCTGCGGCAGCCTTACGAGCCTCTTTGACGAGTTTCGCTTGCTTGACGATAAGCTTATTTATATCTTCGAGATCTTCCTTTTGCTCCGCGAGAGCACCCCTAATTCGATCGGAGGTGTAGTAACGATCAGACTGTTTGCTGGCCAACAAAGCGATCTTTCTATTAATGTCTATCCGATCGGACAGTAGGTCTTGCAGCCGAAGTTCTTCCTCATATGCAACGATCTTAGCTTTACTGTGACCTTCGAGAACTTTGTCTAGCTTGGTTATCGATCTCTCATACAACCTTACTTCAGTATCAGGAAATACCTCATGGCTCTCCCCGACTTTCTCCATGCGTTTTTCGAGTTTCTTAATAAGATTAAAACGCTCAGCAACCGCGTCTTTGAACTTATCATTTGTAAACGAAGTTCGATTGAAATCCCTGATGGCTATGGTTAGGTTATGGAGTCCGTTAGCAAACTCATTGATGTACTTTTGAGTTAGCGTAATTGCGTTACTTTCTTCAGCAAGCGTCCTGAAAAACTCACTCGCTCTTTGACCTGCCGTATCAAGCGCTGCCGCTAATCCATCCGAACCGATCTCTCTGGCCACACCGCCCACGGCATCGGCGACCGCATCTAATACCAGTCTTTGAGCTTCAAGACGATTACCGGACAGCTCTAACCTCTTAGCGAGCTCTAATACCTCTGGCTTGAGTTTGATCCCTATCTCTCTGAGCGCCTCCATCGACTTGGCAGGCGACTGAACAGCCTTACCCAAACGCTTAGCGTTCTGAGCAAGCGTACCGAACCCGGCAGACGACAAGTCTTGAGATAGCTCTATGACTTCAAAGAAAACGTCCCTAGATACACCCCTGAACGATAACAACTGAGCTTGAGCTCTTTGTATCTCTAGCGAATCACCCAGCGTGTTCAACGCGAGCTCATCGGCAAACGCCACCATCTCGTCTTTCGTAAATCGGGCCGTGTTACCCGTGGCCTTCAAGACAGCTTGAATACGTCTCTGAGCCTCTTCATACTGGATGGTCTCTTGTACCCCTCTCTTAACCGCTTGCCCGTACAGAACCAATGCTGTAGTCGCACCAACGATCGACAGGGTGCCTGAGCTAAAAGCCCTATTTAAAACTTGTATTCGAGAGGATATCCCGCCTAACGGGCCGGTGACTAGGGCCGCAGAGTCCGCGAAAGCATCCAGTGTTCTACCCGATACGTCTATCTGCTTGGTGGTCTTATTTATCGAGTTCTGCGTCGCTTGTCCCGCAGCTTTAGTGCTGTTGGTTAAGTCTTTGTTCGCTTTGACTAGGGCGTTAGTGACGGTCGTGTTCGTAGAAATCTTATCGGTAATGCCTTTCAGCTTTTGGTCGGCTTTAGTCAAAGCATCAGCAACATCAGTTAAACTGATAGCCGCATCCATGCCTTTCTCAGCAACTTTATTCAACTTGGTTGCCAAGTTACCGAAAGCCGTATTGATCGGGCGCAGTTTCGCACCGATGTCTTTTAGAGGCTGAAGTAGTTCTTTAAACTTAGGTAGGACTTTCTGAACAGCGTCCACGTCTTTTTTCAGGTTAGTTACAAACTCACCTGTGCTGCCCGTTAAGCTTTTATTTAGTTTAGTGCGGAAAGTTTCAGCCGCTTTTTCAGCGGTCTTTAATTTCGTCTCGAACGATGAGATATCCGCAGTGACTACCGCTTTAATTTCGCCATCAGCCATGCTGTACCCCCCATCTTAAATTGTGATCTCTAGCGAACGACCGGAACTTAGAAGCGGCTAAACTACCCGCCTTCTCTCTTCCTACGGCAGAAGGGTTCATCATCTCGACCTTACCTTCCATCGCTATGAGTATGCAGTTGACGTCGGCTGAAAGCGCTACGTCTGGCCCCCAGCCGAGCCACCCCATTGCATATTTAGCTAACTCCCGGTAATAGTCTTCTATCGAGAGTTTCGGCCCAAAGGGACATCTTCGTCTTTTTCCTCTTTCTCAGGACGCTTGCCGCCACTCGCCAGTATGTTCAGATACTCGATACACGGCACCGTTAGGTCTATTAAACCCGCCTTGTATATCTTCTCCTTGGTTTTCTCATCGACTTTCATTTCGCCGCCAATGATAAGAACGTCACTGATGGCTTCAAAGTCTAAGTTAGAGCAACGAGTGACGAGATTAGTTAATCCACCCGGCATCGTGCTTAACTTGATAGCTGCATTCAGAGACGGGCGGAGAACTAATTTCTCTCCGCCTAAACGAACCTCAACGTCACCCGAACCGATGTTTGATTTGCTAACCATATAACCGCCTTAATGGTTTGTTATGTTGGGTCTACCTCGATTATCTCAGAGTTAACACCCACGTTAAATGTACGTCGTAGAACGTTGTTAACAGTTCCAACTGCCAAACGTTTCGACATTACCTTACCCCTGAAATAGTGCTCAGAGGGGGTACCCCCGTCTGTCAACTTATCGTTTAACACAACTTTGAAGTTGTAATCAAGTACGTCTGCCTCTGCTGTGACAAGCGCCGCCTGACCAGAGTCACTTGGATCGTCACCGCAGATAACGGCCATCGTACCGGCGTTTCTTACGCCTTTAAGCTTACGTAATCGACCATCGGCAAGAGAAGCGAACGTTACCTCTTCTGCTTCGTCACCGAATTCGCCGATATCTTCAACTTCCCCGACCTCGGTGTATGTATCCGATAGGTACTGTGATAAGTTTTCAGCACTTATTGTAGTGCCGATGAAGAACTGAACGCCGCTCCCCGTGCTGATTGTCATGTCGAACTCCTTAGTCTAATCGTCAAAGTTACTACTCTGCCAATGATCTCGTCATCACTGGACGGTGCTGGTGTGGGGCCGTTAACTTGAACATCCACTACGTCATACCCAGTTACCGTCAACGAGGTCTTGTCCCTGTGGAACATGTCTCTCAATTCATATGCTACCGTTTCAACATCTCGATAGTCATCTTGACGTGAGCTCCCTGCCGCTCCGTAAACGAACACATCCCGTATTACCCGTGGCCTATCTGATATCAAGCCGTCGTAGTCCGATATGGCAACATCTGGCCCTATCACGACATACGGTAGTGTAACCCCCGTAGGCACAGGCACCCTCGTATGGACAGACGCAGCGCCTTTATATGTCGAGATAATGTCTGTTATCGTGCTGTTAGCGATAACCGCAGTACGTATAGCGGGGGCTACATCTACACTCACTCTTAACCTTCCCTGTATGGCATCTATAAAGTTTTGCTGTAAAAACTCGCAAGATCCAGAATCTTAGGCAACTTGCTTCGAGTTTCTTCAACCGCTGGCCGTAAAAAAGGTCGAGGCTCTAGTGGGTTCTTGAGCTGCGGCATACCGTACTCTAAGTCTCTCGCGTAATCGACTCCACCTTGACCCCCGAACTTTACCTCAAAATGAAAATCAGACTTCTTTTCTACGCGACCAGAGGCTTTAAGCGCTCCACTGTCATCCGCAGGCGACTCACCCGGTGCAGAAGCTTGGTGAGGTGGCTTACCTACCCGGTACGGTGCCCCTACATAGTACCGCCCCGTCTTAGGTGGATCTACGATCCTTCGAACAGCGTCATCTTTCAAGAACACTGCCGTCGCCTCCAAACTGGCGCTAACTACACGTTTAATCCTATCAACTTCTTTCTTAACGTCCCAAACGCCTTTCACACCGGAGCCTCCACTTCAAACGCTCGGCACGAATACAGCGCCGTGGCTGGGTCGTTATTTACAGATCGTAACTGATACCACCTGCTTTGAAACTTAACTAAATCATCTTTCTGCGGCACAAGACCGGGAGACGATTCAGCGAAAATACTAACTTTTAAATCTGTTTCAGGTATACCGGCAGATACTCGATAGAAGTCCGAATAGCCGCTGGTAAAACCTTCAATCGGGTAACTCGTTACCGTGTCGCCTGTCGGGTCTCCGTAAGTATCTAGGGTGGTACCCAAAGTTTCTCTACGAAGAGTGCCTTTAAGTAACTTACCTTTAAACCCTGCGAAAATAGCTTTCGCTATATCACCGTCCAGTAGACCAGGCATTTAGTTCCCCCGCTGTCTCAAGAGCTGCCAGTTCAGCTCGTGCGATGTCGGGATTACGACGTCTCGTTCCAGTTTGCTTATACGCAAAGCGTAGAATTTCTTTATCGTCGAGTGTCGACCAGTGAGGCCCGATATACTTACCAACCTCGTCGGTAACTTTCCCATCAACCGTTGTTATGTCGATTTTCCGCCTTCGATATAACCCTGCTAACTTGTGCTTAGGTATCTTCTCATGCGGAAACGGCTCCCCCGGACGTAACTTACGCCCGTTGAATAAAAACGCAGAGCGAACCAGAAATGGCCCCTCTGCGTCAAACTGGGGCCGTTTGAATACCCGCAACGGCATTAGACTGATACTACCGCGTCAAAGTCGGCTGCGTTCTCAAAGAAGTAACCGCAATCCGCAGCAACGATGTTGTGATCGAAAGCCATTTGAGCTTCGATACGATCAGACTCTAAGTGCTCCATACGGAAACGCTTGATTCTGTGACCCGTGCTAGAAGCACCCATCCAGCCGTTCCACGAGAAGGTATAGCCCGCTGATGGAATCATAATGCCGGGGTTCGGCGCAACATAAGCTAACAACGCATGGTTGCCTGATATGAACGCACTAGACTCAGTGGCATTCTTAGCAGCAGAGTTGTGGATCGCCTTAGACACTAACACTTCGCTTAGGTCAAATAACTGAGCCAGAGTAGAAGCGTTAACTTCAGCAGGCGCACCCGGAGTTTGACCGTACTTAACACGGTCGATGATGTCTGGGTGATCTACTAACGCATCGTACACAGTCTTACCGAGCGCAAGCTTGTTAGGCTCGAAACCAGTTAGCTCAAGTACAGTTCTAACCGCAGTTCGAATGTCAGTGATAGGGTCTGAGTTAGCGTCATTCCAAATCAAGAATTCAGAACCAGCGGTAACGTCAGAGTTAACACCCGTCAATTCGTTAGTCCAAACGCCTGCCGCTAATGCATTCGCCGCAAAAGATCGCTCACGTCTGATCAACGCTTTCTGAGAAACGAAGATAGTGGCATCTCGATCAGGAGCTAAAACACTGTCGCTGTTAGCTCGAACTTGATCGTCAACGTCCTTGTGATACGCCCAAACAGGACAGTAGTAGGTAGGCGTGTTATCCACTGCATACCCGCCACCTGCAGACTCAGTGCTGGGTGCGCGTTGCTTCATCTCGTCACGGTTGAAATCGCCGCGATCGTAGGTGTAGTAACGATCAGACTGTTTGCTAACAGGGATGTTTGGGAACATTCTATCAGCGATGAAATTCCGACTGTTTTGGATATACGCAATCGAAATGTTGGTTAAGGGGGCATTAACATGAACATCCCCGCGAGTTGGTTGTGGCATTAGA